GCGGAAACCTCCAAAGGGAGAATTCCCCACAGGGCAACTCCCCCCCAAGCCCAAAAGAGCCAGCACTGATCTAAAAGATCAGTGAAGGATCTTCAGCTTGCCATCTCCGTTTGGCCCTGACGAGGGCCCCGTGGAGAAACGGCATCGTACTGCGGGACTGTTTATGCATTATGTTCACACTCTCAATGTGTGTGAAATAATTGTATAACGCATATTCGGCCCGAAGTTCACCAGTTTGTCCGTCTTCGATGAGAACCGGACAACGCCACTCTAATCTCTGATACTTCCTGTTGTACCGTCGCGGTATGGCAGCTATTATCGGAGATATGGTGTCGACGAAAACTTGTGCCGCAGCAAACCATCCTTTCTCACGAAGATTAAGGATGTTTTGTCGAACTGCGAGATAAGCTTCCGTACTGTCGACGCAGATGGTCTTAGGCTTCACAATTACTTGTGAGATGCCGTTAAGGACCCACTCACCACAGGATTCTTTGACTGTGGTACCGAGTGAAGTCTTGTCGCGGTTGACCATAAGACCAAGGGCTTCTAAAGCTTCCATTACATGGGGAGCCATGGCCGTATCACAAATTATGTCGTCGCCGAATACGAATATTCGTGGATCGACATAATGCGAGCGGCTGAGCTTCGAGTTCCAATACCATTGGACTCCTTTGCATATCGCAAGGAAGGCAACGGTTTGAACAGGAAAGCACAGTGCTGAACCCATAGTAGCGAAAGCAGCATAGGTCGTCTCTTCGCCGTTTATCGAACAACGGCGGGACCTATACTGAGTTAGAAGCCTACACATATGTTTCGGGAATAGTAGCCGAACGGCCGCAAGCGACAATCTATCGCTAGCGTCCTTAAGGTCAATCGTGCTAAGATTGTTATCAAAGCACGCCTGACGGTTTCGGCTAACATCCGAGAAGCATATGTGATCGCGGGTGAGATAGTGATTCTCCAAATAGCGATACAGAACATCCTTGAGCCCTTGTTGGCCAAATTGGCACTCCTTGGGTTCAGCGCATATTATGCGTGGTCCACGAAAATCTTTCGGGACCAGAATCATTCTGGAAGCTAAGGAAGAGGTATTAGGAATCCGATCTAATTTGATGCGTTGATTAACGTCATACAAATTTGAAGGGAAGCCAGATACACTTTCGAGGAACCACTTATCATTCCCACGCTCACCATGAGCTACTGCACCAGGTCCATGGCGACCCCACGGTTCCGTTTGGAAATCGCGGATCGCCCTGAATTCAGGCGAGAGCTCACTAAAGAGAATGCGCAAGAATTTTCTTGCGTACCCCAAAGCCGGATGTCTTTTGATGTCGGGCTTTGTAGTAATGCGAGTGCGGAAATCTTCGATCACCGAACTCCAATCCTCTTTAGCTGTCGAGTGAACTTTAGACCAAAACAGCGTAATCTGCCGAATTACTTCAACAGATTTACAGTCCATCTCAGTCTTAAGTCGCAGTGAGCCGTCTTCATGATACACTCTTGAAAAGGGTGTATGCAGGAAACGCGGCAACTTACTGTGACCAAAGAGAGCGAATCCTTCTGGAATGCAGACGTTGCATTCTGTGATAAGTGACTTTTCGACTGCCTTACCCAGTAATGGGAGAACAGTGTAGAGAAACTTATCACCTTCAGCGTTATAACGCTGCAGGAGATACTCGCAATCTTGATTCATCCCACAATGGAGATGTCTACTTGCGTCTGCGAACAACGCAGAAATCAAGGATGACACGTCTGTCTTAGGCGTTACGGTCCCGATGATATTCATCGTTTCCTCCCCTAAGCGTCTGTCACCATCCGCATGCGCATTGAGCGCATCTCAGTCACTTAAAGACTTGACTGAGCTGATCAATGATGATCCCAGCGATTTGCAAAGCTAGGATTATCCACATTCTCTTGTTACCCATATGACCTCCTTACGACTGTGCAGTCGAAGGAAGCATACCGTCAGCGATCTCAGCTCTGAAATTTGCATTTGAGAGCAGATCACCGAGAAGGGCGAGGAGATCCTCGACCTCGGTAGCAGGATTTTGTGAATCACGAGAAACGGTTGTCTCAAGCCGGCACTGATTCAGGAAAGCCTGATTAGTGTCGGTATTGATGCGAACGTCTCTCAACGATACAACGAGCTTGTCACTGGCCTTAGAATTTGTAGGTCCAATTTTGTAATTGAACTGCAAAGACATAGGTGCGGCGAGAGCACGTGTAACGACGCGATATTCTCCACCGGCAGAAGTCTGACCGATGAGAGTAAAATCGACGTGTGTGGCATCATGATCATGAAGTTGAATTGCGGATAGTGGCATACGCCCTCCTTGTAAATGGTTTGTACTCCTCGTGACATTAAGCGACGAGGTGTTTAAAGAATCCGCTGCACTATCAAAGCAGCGCCGTCCGCAATATTTATTTTGCGGAGATTCCCGAAAACGCCGAGTGTGTCACAGCCAGGAGGAAAACCTTCTGACCGTGCGTACGCAACGTTGCATACAGACCCTTGTACAGAACATGTTCGCGACACCTCAGGTATCCAGTCCCAAGCAGGGAAACTACATCGAAAATCAATATCGATGGAAGTCTCAGTCTTGATACTGTACCCTAGGTAACGAATGTCATGTCTGGCCCATAGGGTCGGATCGATTCCCATAATCTTCTGGACGTTGACAAACCAGTCAACGACGAAGGAAAATGGAACGAGATCCCACACGGCTTCAGCTATCCGGTTTATGCCTAACCTCTGCTTGATAAGAGCAGGGAGGTCGAATACATTACTGTAACTTTCGTTTAAGACTGCACAGCCGAAAACGGCTGTGCGCTTAACACGAAGGTTACGAGGAATCATTTCGACGAGAGGCATATAGGATAGATACGTGGAAGTGTGATATGGCACATCGACTGTCTTCTCTACAATCTCACGACTGTGGATGGGACGATCTTTGCCCACATACTTTAGGAGATACTCGCGATGAGCAGCCGCCTCGTCCATAACCGATGCAATAGCAACGGTATCTGCGACGAGATTGGACCACCCATAACGCCACTCCAACCAGGCAGACGCACTGCGTTTTGTTAGATCCTTTAAGGTAGCCTTTTTAGGGATGCGCAATTTCTTGGCACTCTTAATCAGACTAAAAGGATTTCGCAGCATCTGTATGGTTTTACCAACTTCAACAGCGCTGACAATCAAGTTTGATCTTGACTGCATGGCGCCGCTGACTTGGTTGCCCACTTCACTAACCATCTTACCCCAGTCGATAGCATCCATTGTCGGCAAGCTTTCAGGGTTGGATCCGTAGAAGAAAGATGGATGGATAGAACCATCAATCTTGATCTCGAATTCACCAGGAACAGCAGGCGCATAATGGTACCGATCGGCTTCCCATACAGTTTCAGCTTCTTTGACGCGAGTCAAAAAGGCACGAAGATGTACCGGGATAGAGTAATGTTTCGAATGACTACAAGGATTAAAGGCCTTGCGTCGTCCAATAACATCACTTATAGTAGATAAGTTAGAGAGTGGTACACCATACAAACCGCCACCACCGTAATTAGTGTAAGGAATAAATCGTGTGTTAGGAGCATCGTTTGTACCTTTGGCATAAATATACCCAGGGGACGTTGCTTCAACCATGATTTTCCCACTATACGACAGGGAGCCGGTTGTACGTGTGCGTGTAGACATAGACACCTCCATGAACGGGAACGTGGAAGATCCAATTACACCATGTAATTGGCCACGAGAGACGGGTTAGCACCCGT